ATAAAATAATGCAAACCTTTTTACCTTACAAAAATTACGATCAGTGTGCAGAAATACTAGATAATAAAAGATTAAATAAACAGATATTAGAAGCCTATCAAATACTTAAAGTCTTGTCTGGTCAATCTCCTTCAGGTGCTTGGCGCAATCATCCAGCGGTATTGATGTGGAAGAATGCTGAGTATTCACTCAAGACATACGCTAAAACCATGATTAAAGAGGCTAAGGCAAGGGGTATTAAGACAGACAAGAACGAGTCCAATATAGACGCTCTAGAGGCTATCTGTGGCGAAATTTGGGGTACTCAGAAGCCTTTCTGGGCAACATCATCAAGCCCACACATAAATCGTATTAATATTACCCATAGGGCTAACCTGTATCGTAAAGACCCTATCTACTATGCTGAGTTCTACAAAGACACTACTAGTGAGTATAATAAGCCTTGTTGTGATAAGTGCTTATATTATTGGGTAACTCACGCTACCCGCTCAGTTTGACAATCTCAGGATAAGCGAGTACAATTATAGACATGGAGGTATTCTTGAATAACATTATTGTTATAATCCTTGCTACATTTACTTTATCTTTTGCTATCGCCTATATGTCTGTCTTACACAGAATGTCTAAACTAACACAAGAATTCTCTAAACTATTTATATCCCATAAATCTTTGCAAGACTTTGTTGAAAAGAATAACTTTGAATTTAAAAACGATAACGATGTACACAAAGAAAATTTTATTAAATTTCTTTCAGACTCTAGAGACTGGGCATTTACATACATTGAAGATGTTCAAAAAGGTTTAGAAAAATTTATATCAAACGTAGAGCCAGAAATTGTTAATTTTGATGAGAACAGTTCTACATATGAAGGAACCGAATATCACAATCTTATGAAAAGAATTTCTGAAGAATATAAAGAATTAAAGAAACTTATGCCAACAGATACAATAAGTAAAGATGCTTGATTTAAGGGGAATTCCAACCTGCACATGTCCAGAGTGTGGTGGCACTCTTTTTAGGGCTTTAGTTGGTTTTGATCCAGCAACATACACAATTTCTAACTATCATTTAGATATTCAATGCAATGAGTGTGGGGCTTTAGCAACTGCTCCAACACCAGTAGATCATCCAACAAATCCAAGTGACGATATGGGTTTTAAAGAATGAAAGATATTCTGTTATCAACTATAACAGGTTTTGGGTGCGGTGTCGTGTTCGCAGCATTCAAATTGCCAGTGCCAGCACCACCAGTTTTTGCGGGAGTCGCAGGAATTGTTGGACTATGGCTTGGCTTTACAATACTAACACAAATTATATCCTAGGAGGAATAATGGAAAAACTAATAAACGATAAGACAAAGGCAATGCTAGCATCATATGGTCGCTCAGTTCTTGCATCAGGTCTTGCACTATATATGGCTGGCGTAACAGATCCAAAAGATCTATGGGCAGCACTTGTAGCAGCGATTGCACCTGTTGCATTAAGAGCAATTAATCCAAACGATAAAGCATTTGGCGTATTGCCTGATGCTGCTGAAGTTGCAAAGGCTCTTAAGTCTGCAAAGGCACCAGCAAAGAAGGCTGCAAAGAAGTAATTTATCTTCTATCAGATAGCCAGTCTAGAAATAGGCTGGCTTTTCTGTTTATTCGTTTATAATTTGTAAATATTTATCTTTTAAAACTTCAACAGAAAAATTATTAACCATTGATTTGGTTTTAAACTCACTTATTTTTTTAGATTCTACCAACCATTTTTCTGGCAGTATTTGATTATTAGGGGAAACGTCTGTCATAAAGACTGGCATACCACTTATTAAAGCCTCATTCATTGGTAAACATAACCCAGCATATCTTCTTGGCAATACCATTGCATCAAATCCATTATATAAGTCTTCTCTATTTTTTACATTATCTTGGCTTAATGTTAGGCGTTTATCTTTTGTATTAAAATCTAATGGAGTTTGAGTTGTAACAACTAATTCATATTCTGCTTTAGAATATTTAAGCATTTCTATTACGGTGTCAGTTCCATTTCTATCCTTGGCTGCCTTTTTACCACCAATATGAAGAATGCGTTTATGTGTCTTAGATAAGTTATTTTGTCTTATATTATCAAACAAAGATGTATCTGTTGGTGGTGGAAGGTGTATTAGTTTTGTTTTTGATCCAAACTTTTTGTTGACTATATCCATATTCCAAAGGCTTGGCGATAGTAAAACATCAGGCAGCGCCCACTCTGGATTTGTCATATTGCCAAACAGTTCGTAATTGTATTGAAGAATGGTTTTTATATTTCTTGCTCTTGCAAGATTAATAAAGTCTACACTATAAAAAGTTTCACAACTTATTACAACATCTAAATTTTCTAAAAATGCTAATATTTCTTTTGTTCTTGGCATTCCTCTAAGTGTTTTAAGAACATTATATCCGCTGTACCATTCAGGATGCTGTTTGTTATTATTAAAAAAAGCGGAATCAATAAGTAAAATCTTATCAGGATTAAGCATGTTAACTAATTCCCTAGTCTGATTACCAAGTCCAGTATTATCACATCTTGCTATAATTCCTAGTCTCATTAGGTTGACCTTAAAACATCTTCATCATTTTTAAATAATTCAGATTGGCTTAATATTTTTTTTGCATCTTCAATACTTGTATATGACCAAAACTCATCATCTTGGGTAAACTTCCTAGTGCTTTGCCTTCCATCTAAATGTAAAACTCTGCTTACATTTTGACCATTATCTGGGTAATAAATAAACATCTTATGTGCTTCCCAATTTCTAATTTTAAAAACATATGGCTCTTCTATAACAGGTTGTTCTCCAGGCAAATACTCGCAATCAACTTGTGCTTTTCCATAAAATTCATCTTCAATATAATTTCTTTCACCAATACTTGGTAAAACAACATCTTTATAGTAACTAGTAAAACTTAAATGTGGATTTTGACTCCATTGAACAGTTTTCATAAAAACATCTTCTTGACCACACATCATATGAACATGCTCTTGCGGCATCTCTTCTCTTAAATAAAATCTTATTGTGTTTGCTTTATTGTATTCAAACATATCCAAACACTTATTCCAGTCAATATCTCTATCAGTTCTTAATGGTAGATCTCCTTCAATATAAAGAATTAGTGGTGTTTGAACTAAGTTAATTGTTTTTTTCATCATAGTGCTTTGATGGCTATGCTTATCAAATATTATTGGTAATACGTTTTCCCATTCGTGCAAGCATTTCCACAATACCCTACTTTTATATTCATCATAGTCTTTTTTATAATCTGATTGCTCTGATCTAAGTCCATCTATTTGCAATATTATTTCGCTGTCTGGAAAATGAAACTTTGTGTTATTGATGGTTGTTTCTATAACTTTTGTGCTTGGATGACTAGGAATGTAAGATGTTGGAACTATAATTGTTACATCAGACTTTTGCATTTATTTGCCTCATAATCTTAATTGATAAATCTCTTTTACATTTTATCCACCAGGCTACAGCCTCATGCATATTATTTGGATAATCCTTTAATATTTTTTCTAAAATTCCTGAAAGTTGATACCAATCAGTTACTGATTCAATTGGCATTATTTCGAACATCTTATAATAAAAATTTGTAATTAAATTTTTTGAATCTCTTAAATCTGCAATAGGAAGAGAAAGCATTTCTAGTGCTTCATAAAACCTAAAAGAATCTATAACAACTGCACCAGACGGGGCTGGACAAACTTTTGAACTCAATAAATTATTATAATATTCTTTTGGATTGTCTCCTTTTGCAAAACCATCTGTTGGTTTATATAAAGAATTTTTTAATTTAGGCATTACCTGAGACAATTGTTGTCGTCTTACATGTGTAATTTGTCCACCAAAATAAACATCATAAGTTTTTTTATCATATTTTGGAATGTTATTTTTTAAATGCTGAGGAACCCCAAGCGGCAACTTGTTATATTTTTCGTGTTTTGCGTGTGGATATTGAATCCAAATGTCTATGTTCTTATGTTTTATAGATTTAACATCAAATATTCCCTCCTCATCTCCAGTAATAAATAAAACAACTTTTTTTATTTTGTTTAATGCTTCATTAATTTTTTCTTCATTTCCAAAATTTTGTGATCCAGGAATTACAACAAATGCCCTATCAGTTTCATAAATATCTGTTACCCTTATCTGTTCTATTTTATTTTTATTAAATATTTCTTTTAATAAACCGTAGTCCCACTTATCATCTGAGTAAGACTCTCCGTTACATGAATACAAAAATGCCTTTATTTCATTCATTTTTTAGTTCCATCTTGCATAAAATTAGCGGGATCGCAGGCTGCACATGTGTCAACCTGTAAATTTCCATTAACAGACATTGATTTAAAAGAGTTTCCACAAACACAGGAAACAACTACTTCAACAAATATCTGTTTTTATCCATTCATTATAATAGTCATCTGTAAAGTATCCTAAACCTTTTTCTGGGTCATTAAAAGGATAAAAATAAGAATTGTATGGATCTTCACTTGTTGAAGGATATCTACCCCATTTTTTATTGTAATACTCTCTTGTTACACCCATTCCTGGATCAACGCCACCAAGTTTAATACTATGACCCATTATTGTATCTTTAATATCTATCTTAACTTTTTGCCAGGTAGTTTTATTTTCTTTTATTGTTTTCCAATGATCATCGTAATCTAATAAAAATGCTCTTTGTATTCTCATGC